ACTGCCCGGCGTTCAATTCTTTTTGCACGTCGAGGTAGTCGCCCTCGGAGAGCGAGAGCCGCACGACCTCGGGCGCGACCACACGACAGCGACCCATTCAGCGCACCTGTGCTTGGGGCGGCCCGAGTCTCGCGGTCAGGCGAGACTCGGCGCGCGCCAGGGACATGATCGGAAACCGCCACTCGCCTTTGGCGTGTTTCGCGGTGAAGACGAGCGGCGTCTGCGCCATCTTGAACGCGTCGGCCAGGACCACGACGGCCTGCAGGCTCCACTCGGTGCGCGCCTTGTTCAACGGCGTTACGGTGTACCCGTTGATCGCGGCGGCCGTGTAGTGCCCCCACTTGATATGGCCGACGACCCCCGACAGCACCGCGCGCCTCTACATCCGGCGCGTGCCGGGCGGGTTCATCGGCGGCGGCGCGCTGAACCCAAGCCCGCCCGTCGCACTGGGGAGCACCCACGGGCCGTTCGCCACGAACGCGCCGCCGATGGTGATCGCGCCGTTGCTGTCGACACTGATCTTGCCGTCGAGCAACCCCCGGCCCGAAAACATGACCGTTGGCGTCGCGAAGTCGGGAATCATTTCGAGGTACGGCGCGACGCTGCCGCTGATAACATCGAAGATCACCAGGCCGTCGGCCGGGTCGTACATGCCGGCATAGGTGCCCTTCACGTCGGGGAGCCCGGCCACGTACACCTGGTTGGTATCCTGGAAGCAGGTGACTTTGACCTTGTCGGTCGCCAGATCCAAGTCCCACTTGTTGAGCGACGCGACAAGGACGGCGGTCACGCCGCCGACGCCGGTCGGGTCCATTTTGATCGCGCCGTTTTTCCCATGCAGACGATCCGTTGCGGCCATAACTGTTCCCCCTGTGCGGTTACGTGACGAGCGGCGCGACCATGACGTGCAGATGGCCGCCGCAGCGGTTCCAGCGAATCGAGGGATCGATGTCGTCGACTTCGACCGTCTCGATCTCTTCCTCGAATTGCGAGAGCATCGCGCCGTAGTCGGGAATCACCAGGTCGGCGTCGGTCAGCAACACCGTGATGCGCGCGAATGCGCTCTCGACGTCGGCGCCGCTGGTCATCAGCGCGCGCGCCTCGACCAGATACACCGCGTCTTTGTAGGCGGGCCCGCCGAACATGGGCACCTCGGCCGAGGACACGAGCGACACGATCACGAACCGGGTCGCGCCCGGCGGCGCCTCGCTGAACCACGTGCCGTCGGGCATCAGCACGCGCAACTGGGTGTCCTGCTGCAGAATCTGCAGGATCGCGATCGTGACGGTGGCGACGTTAAGCAGCGCCATAGACCGTCAGCCCCATGTCCTGCAACACGCGCGGGATCGGCCCCGCATAAATGCCGCGGCGCGCGCGCATCATCGTCGCGGAGAACAGCGGGTTCGCCGGCATCGACCCGCGATAGGCGCCGATCGCGGTGTGTCGCGCCTGGCTGCCGCGCTCGAACACGGCCGCATGTGGCGAGGTGTTGATGACGACCGCCTCGGTCCGCGTGGCGTCGGTGTGCACGACGACCGCCAGGTGATCCTTGAGGTTGCCCGTGCGTGTCGGATACCCCGCGTAGATCGTGGTCTTGGCGGCTTGCGCGGCGGCCTCGACGTCGGGGGCCGCGTCCGTGGTGAGGTCGCGCGCGAGCGTGGCGAACTGGTCGACGAGCTCCTGGAACCCCGTCCATTGGAACCAGACGGTCGCGCCGCCGGGGCCGCTCACTCGACCACCTCCGCGCACACGAGGTTCAACTGCACGTGCCGCTCTTCGTAGTCGAAGATCCCGAGCACCGAGAGGCTGCGCCCGTCGTAGAGAAACCGCGACTTGGTCGTCAGGCCGACTCGATACGGGATCGTGACGATGTGCGTCGCCATCGACAGCACCGTGCCGGCGGTGATCTGCTCGAGCGAGGCCTGCGAGGCCGGCGTGATGCGCGCGGACGCCGGCGGCGGCAGATCGATCCACGACTGGACCCAGCCGGTCCCGTCCGGTACCGGCGGGCCGGGCATCTGGAACAGGCCCTGGTGCAGCCGCTGGCCGCTCGTGATGTAGGGCGTGGTGGTCGGGCTCATGCGATCCCTGGGTCGTGATAGGCGCGCAACAGTTCGCGGACCTGGACGCCGAGCTCCTCGCCGGTCTCGCGCGGCGGCCCCTGCACTTCGTCGCCGCGGAACCGATACAGCTCGCCGGTCTGCACCAGAATCGCGGCCACGACGACCAGCGGCACGGTCGCCGCGTCGACCCATGTGTCGGCGATCGCCTTCGACCGCGGGGTCGTACTGCACCACCCGACGATGTGCGCTTCGGCCTGGTCAGCCATGGCCTGCACGTCGACGTCATCGGCGGTCGACGTGATCCGCAGCCGCGCCTTGACTTGATCGAGGGTCACGAAGGTGCTCACCGCCGCCTCGTGTCCTCGTAGACCTGCTGCCAGTCACGGCCCATCGGCCCGGTGGGTCCGACCGCGCCGTCCTTGCCGTCCTTGCCATCGCGTCCGCGTTTGACTTTCAGCGTCCACGCCTTCGACCCGTCGCCGGGTTTGGTCGTCGTCGCTGCGGAGCAATGCCACTCCGAGCCGGCCCACGTCACGCCATCGCCGGGTTCGTAGGCTTTGCCCTCGAGCCAGACGCCGCGGTAGATGTCGAGCGCGAAGTGCGCGGTCCCGATCTCCTTGACGACGTCGCCGCGCGTGGCGGTGATGGTGACCGAGCGATCGTCGGCCTGCGTCACACCGAGATCATCGAACCCGAGGCCGTCGACGCCGTCGCGGCCGGCCGGGCCGGGTGGCCCCGGCACCGCGGCGCGCGCCTCGAGGCCGGCGAGCCGTTCGCGCATCGTCCCGATCTCGGTGGTGGCGGTGACGACGCCCGCGAGCTGGACGTCGAGTTTCTGCACGCGCAGGCCGACCTCGACGAGCGCGGTCTTGACGTAGTCGCGCACGACCGGCGCGATGCCCTCGACGATGGCGGCGATCTCGTCCTGTGTCATGCCGCCACGTCCAGGGCTTTGGTGAGCAGATGTCGCACGCTGGCCGCGACCTGGTCGGGCGCCACCTGGCCCGCGCCTGCTGGCGCGGCCATCGGCGCCGGCGCCGGTTTGCTAAACGGATCACTCGCGTCGCGCTGCGCGAGCGCCTTGAGCGAGAACATCTGTTGTTGCATGTACGGCGTGTCGCCGCCTTCGACGGGCCCGAGGCCGTAGTACCGCTCGCGCGCTTCATCGGGCGACATGGCCCCGGCGCCGATCGCGTCCGCCGCGGCCTTGGTCTTGGTCGCCGTGTCCATCCAGATCAAATCGTCGATGTCGAGCTCGGTGCCGTACTGCGTGCCGCCGGTCGCGGTCGTCAGGCCGAGGCCCTCGTCGAGGGCGTTCTCGAAGTTCGTGATCAACGACTGCAGACAGAGCGAGTGATACATCTGCCACAGCGACTCGAGCGACACGCCGCGCGGGAGCTCGCCGACGCCAATCAGGAACGACGGCACGTGGAACACGCTGCAGATCGTCCCGGCGGTCCAGCCCAGTTGTTGGATGAGTTGCGCATCGACCGCGTTCATCGAGAGCTGGGTGTACTTGATATCCGCGGTGATGACGGCGACGCGGCCGGCGTTCCCGGGGCCGTTGAACGTTTCCCAATCGGTCTTGGCCTGCGTGAGTTGGTCGGGCGTCATGCCGGCGGGCGCCGTGATCAACCCGCTCGGCCGGCTGCCATTGGTGAAGAACGCGCTCGAGGTCGCCTGAATCGCGAGCCCCTGCAGCGCGGCGGTCGCGCACGCATAGATCGGCGACATCCCCACGAGCGGGTGAAACAGACACACCATCCGGTCGTGAATGATTTCGCTGGCCGGGAGGATGAACTTGTCGGCGGGTTCGCGCGCGAGCGCCAGGCTACCCGAGAGGTTGTCGTGTTGGAGTTGGTAGTACACCCCGCCATCGGGCGCAATCAATGGCGTACATCGCAGCGGGTCGAGCACGTAGAGCGCCACGACCACGCCGCGCGCGTCGCGCTCTTTCAGGATGTAGGCGTTGCCCCACATCAACTTGGACGTGATCCACTGCTCGACGAATTTGGTCGTGGTCTGGTAGCGGTTCGGTTTGCGGAGGACGGGCGAGAACGCCGGCGAGGCCGTTTCCTCCCACATGTCGTCGTCGTTCTCCTCGACCAGGCGCAGCGTGAGTTTCCCGATGTCCTGGGCGATGAGGGTGACGCACGCGAACACGGGCGCGTACTGCAGCACCTGATCGCGGCGGGCCTCGACGTTGACCTGCCACGCGCCGGGGTACGGTTCGCGGACGACGAGCGGCGCCCAGCCGCCGCCCGTCACCGCGCCCGGACTATAGGGCGCCGTGAACTGCTTGGCGGTCAGCTCGAGCCCGCGGCCGAACAGGTGCAGTCGGACGCTCGCCATCAGCGGCGGTGATCGGGATGATCGAGATGGCCAGGGTCGTGGCGGCCGACGGCGTGGCGGCTATCGCCGCGGCGCGCATCCTCCGGCGGCGGTTCGTCCGGCGTCCAGCCGACCGGCGACGCGAACCCGATCCCGTACAACGTCTCGGCTAGGGCGCGATCGGTCACCGCGTACTGCTCGCCCTCCGCGTGCACGTTCCCGTTTTCCGTGTGATAGACACGCGCGAGCATGTCGAGCGACTCACCGACCTGCGCCATGACGGGATCCTTTCGTCGCGGTGAACGCAAACAGCAGCGTGTTACTGCGCGCGCCGTCCGCGTGCCGCACGAGGACGGGCACGGCCGGGTCGGCGCCCTGCCACAGGGCCATATCGACGCCGGTGGTGACCTCGGTCGCTGACACGAATGTCGTCGGCTCGTCGTGGTCCGCGAACACGATCACGGCGCCGTCGACGAACCCCGTCCCGTGCACGTGCAGCGTGAAGGAGGGCGCGCCGATCGCCACGCTCGCCGGCAGCAGACTCGTCAGGGTCGGCGGATCGGCGGGCGCGGTCTCGGTCCAGCCGTCGATGCGGACGAACCCGATCCCGCGCAAGGTTTCGGCGAGCGCGCGATCGGTCACGGCGTACGTCTCGCCTTCGAGATGCACGGTGCCGTGTTCGGTGTGGTAGACCTGCGCCACGACGTCGATCGCGTCACCGGCCATGTTTCCTCCCGGTGGCGCCCGTCGGCGCGACGCGCGGCGGCAGCGCGTCGACCGTGCACCGCATGGCGAACCCGGCGACCTCGAGCGACTCGACGAGGCCGGCCTCGACCGTGATCGTGTCGCCCGCGCGCGGGTACGCCCCGTCGTAGTACCCGTCGCGCAGGACCGTCATCGAGACGCGCGCCGCCATGCCTAGGCCGCGTACGTCTGCTGGGTGTACTGGACGCTGCCCGCGCGCGCCTTTTTCCAGTTGATAAACCGTTCGGCGCGCAGGCCGACGAGGTTCATCTGCCAGAGCGAGGTGAGCAGGGTGGTGGCGACCGGCGGATTATCGAGCGCGGAATCCATCTGCAGCGACGCCTCGCGCGACACGTCGATCGTCACGCCGCCGTCGTCCGCGTAGAGAATCGCGCTCGGTTGCACGAGGGCGACCGTCGTGCCGGCCGACTGCGAGGTGATCGCCTTGTAGCCCATGATCATCCCGCCGCCCTGCGACATGCCGGGGAACAGCGGCTGGCCCAACGGGTTCAGGGCGTTGGTGAACGCGAGCGCGTTGGTCTCCGAGAGAATCACCACCGCGCCAGCGGTCGGGATGTTGAGCGCCGTCATGGCGTTCGCCATCGCCTGAATGTCGGTGCGCGCGTTGGCGGGCGTCGGGCCGGCCGACGTGATCGCGGTGACGCCGTTGGTGACCGAGCCCGGCGACACGCCCGCGACCGGCGCCTTGGTCGGATCGATGAACTCGGTATCGAGGAACGCCGCGATCCCGGCGACCATGTCGCGCCGGATGACTTCCTCGGCCGACGGGGTCGACGTGCGCGCGAGCTCCTCGGTGATCACGATGATCCCGGCGCACTTGAGGATCGTCAGCGTGATCGTCCCGAACTGCAGTTTGCCGACCGGCTTGGGCGCGCCCTGGCCGACCCACTGGTACGTCCCGCCGCCCGTCTGTGACGCGACCGACACGTTGAACGGCACGCGGAAAAACGAGTCGACCTTGCCGAGAATCGTCGACGGCCGCAGCAGCGCCAGGAAATCGGTCGTGAGCGGCGTGATGGGGGCGAGCGGTCCGGCCCACGTGGCGTCGGTCGTGGTGCCCGCGGCCACCGCAGCCTTGAGGACGAGTTCCACTTCGGGCGTCGAGTCGTGCCACCGTTTGGCGAACTCGACCGCCTGCAGCGTCGAGCCCCGCGACACGGCGAGCGCCTGCACGTAGCGGACGAACGCCGTCGCCGGGGCGAGGTTGCTCTTGACCGAGATGATCGGCACGCCGCTGCGCTGCAGACTGGCCTCCTCGGGGTTCTTCGCGGTGATCGGCGTCGCCTTGGCGATCGTCGTCGCCTCGAGCGCCTTGAGCCGCACGAGATGCGCGTCGATCGCCTTGAGCTCGGCGGCCAGGCCGTCGTACTCGTCGGTCTCGGCCTGGTCGAGCGTGGCGCCGGCCTCGGCGCTCTTGGTCATGATCGCGGTCATGCGCGCGTGTTTGGTGGCGCGGGTGGTCTCGTAACTCGCGATCTGTTCCTGAATCGTTTTCTGTTCCATGGGGCGCGCATCCTTGTCGATGCGCACGATCGGCAGGGGGTCCCTGTCGCGGGACGAATGACGGCCAGACGCGGCCAGGTCGAGTTCTTTCACCGTGTGAATGGTCGCGTCGGCGTTCGCCGGAATCGCGACGAGCGAGAGTTCGAGGACTTCCGTTTTCAGAAACCGGAAGCCGCCGGTGTCCTTGTTGAACGCTTCCTCGATCGAGCGGAACCCCATCGAGACGCCGGCGAGGAGGCCGGCCTTGAGCGATTGCCAGGCTTCCTCGACGCGGTCGCGCAGCGGGCCAGGGTCGCCGATGGTCGGGAGCGTCGCCGTAAAGGCGACTCCGTCCGTCGTCGGTTTCTTGAACGTGACGTGGCCGACTGGTTTCTTGGCGTCGTGATACAGCAGCAGCGGGAGCGGGTTTTTGTAGGTGATGCCGAGCGGTTCGACGACGTCGCCCATCCGATCGGGTTCGGGCGTCGACGCGATGCCCGTGATCGTGCGTTGCTGGGGATCGACAGCTTTGACCGTCAGCAGCGCATAGGCACGCGTGAGGGGCACGCGCGGTAGTGTGCGGTCGCCTCAGCTATTTTCGCTTGCGAAACGGCTGTTGTTCGCCATAGTCGGCGACATATTCGTTGACCGCTTCGCGGAGGATGCCCGCGAGGCCCGTGCGGTTGTCACTCGCGACGCGCTGCAGTTCCAGGCGTTGGGCCGGCGTGACGTTGAGCGTGATCCGGTCCGATGCCGGCACGTCATACAACCGTGGGCGTCCTGGCGGTCGTTTGCTCATAGCGTCCCTTTCATCCCAGCACGACCATCTGATAGACCGGTGTCGCGGGTTTCACGATCCGGCGCGCGTTCGCCATCACGAGCGCAACCGCCCCGTCGATCTTGTCCTTGGCCGCCTCTTTGTCCAGCCGCACTTCCTGGTTGCGGCCCTGACGCAGGACCGCGTTGTCCATCATCCACGTCAAAATCAGGTGCGACCCATGCACAATCGTCGTATCGGCGATCCGTTTCGCCACGTCCTTGATCGCCTCGTTCAACGCAAAGCCTTGCGGCGTGTCGACCATCGTCAACCCGGCGCCCTGTAAATGGAGCGCGAGCTGCTGCGCGAACCGTTTGTCGTACCCGATCTCCCGGACGCCGGCGCGCCGTGCGTCGTCGAGAATCGCGTCTTCGATCCGATCGAGATCGGTCGTGTCGCCGTCGGTGATCTCGAGCAGGCCGGCCCGTTCCCATTCGACGTACGGCCGGTTGGGATAGCGCGCGAGCGCGGCCCGTGGCAGCCAGAATCGCGCCTGGACAGCGATGCACCCATCGGCGAGCTCCCAGAGCCGCACCCACGCCGCGAAGTCGTCCGTCTGTCCGAGATCCAGACCGCCCCAACACGGCGCGCCGACCACCGCGGCCGCCGAGAAGGGCCGCAACCCGCTTTCGTGCCATTTCGCCATATTCCACGCCGACGTATGGCTACTCGTCCAGACGCAGAAGTTGAACCGCAGGAGATCCGAGACGGCATCCGCCCGGCCCTTGGCCTGCTGCACGAGCTCGCGCAGGTACTGCCACGAGAGCGACACGCCGAGATTCGGGTTGGCTTTCAGCCAATGCGGCCCCTCCGTGCGCCAGTCGTCACAGGTCAGGCACTCGGGATCGGGAAAGTGCCGGCCCTTGTCGAGACAGGCCGCACACGGATCGAGCCCGCACACGTACGCGAACCAATGCTCGTCGGGGATCGTGCCCTCGAGCACCTGGCGCGAGTATTCGTGGTCGTACCAGCACACCGATGTCCGGTCGTACCCGCTGTTGGTCGTCCGCAGCACCAACGCATTGCGGCGGCCCTTGGTGCCGCGGCGCATCTTGGACACCACCGTTGCCGTCGGATGTTCGTGTTCCTCGTCGATGAGGCACCCGTGCACGCGCTTGCCGTCGAGCCCGCGTTTCTCCGACGAGATGGGCCGCAGATACGACCCGGTCTCGAGCACGGCCAGGTTGTTCACTTTCTGGTCGATGCGCGCGCGCAAGTGCGGCGACGCCTGGACCATTTTCTCGGCGTCGGCAAACGCCAGCTTCGCCTGGTCCTTGCCGACGGCCGCAAAGTAGACTTGGGCGCCGCGTTCGTCGTCGGCCGCGAGCAGATACAACATCAGGCCCGCGCCGAGTGGCGTCTTCCCGCTGCCCTTCGCGGTCTCGATGAACGCGTCCCGAAACCGCCGATAGCCGAGCGTCGTGTACCAGCCGAGCAGCGACCCGACGATGAACTGTTGCCACGGCTGCAACCGGAACGGCGACCCGTCGACCGGCACCGCCTCGCCGATCGTGTCCTCGGCGGCGGTCTCCTCGGGCAGGCAGAGAATCTCCGCGAAGAACTCGATCCCGCGTTCCGCCTCGGCGGGTTTCCAGACGAGCCCCGGCGTCTCGAGGTCGCGGAGATGCCGCGCGCACGCCAGCCGCACGAGCCGCCCGGCCACCAGACGACCCTGGATGACGGCGTGCGCGTAGGCGGTGACCGAATCCATCAGGCCCGCCGGTGGAAGAACTTGTCGAGCGGGTTGGCCGCCGGCGCCGCCTCGACCAGCATCGGTTTGCCAAACGGGCGCAGGGTGAAGGCCGCCAGCTCGGCGTCGACGCGGGCCATCAGGCCCCGATGGTTCGGCCCGCCGCGCTGGAGGGGGTCCTCGCCCAACGTGCGCTCGAGCACGACGTTACAACACAGCACGCGGAAGGCGATGGCCGTGGCCGGCAGCAGCGTCCGCGCCTGCAGGGCATGGGGCGCCAACTGGTCCCAGACAGCACGGGCCTCGGACGCCAGGTCATCCGGGGGCGCAACCGGCTCGATCGGGGCGACCATCGGCACCGCACCCCCACCTGGCCCCTCGAGCACCCGGCCCCGATGTCCGGGGTTGCCGGTCAAGGCCCGTTCCAGGGCCGTAGCAGGCTTTCTGCCGCATCCGATCCGTGACCCGCCCCTAGGCATGGGAACCTCCGCGTTCGTGCGTTGTATGAAAACGTTTGAATTTCTAAGGCCATTCCTAGGGCATTGAAACCGCGACCAAAGACGGTCGGGCCGGAGGGTAACCGGACTACTTGTGGCACAGTCGTTGCCCTCCCCCCGGTGTATCGATCGGCGTATCAACGACTTGCGGACTTGGGCACTTGGGCACTGCATAGTCTCAGTGCATATGCACCGCGAGCTGCGCGAACATCAACGTCATCAGCTGATCGAATCGCTCAGGCTTAAGACTCCGAAAGAAGGGCAGCATCGCGCCACAGATCATGCAGACCCGTTCCCGTCGCGTGCCTGGAGGAAAGGCTCGTCTAGAGCCGCCGACCATAACGAGCTGCCGCTTCTTTCCGAGTTTTTTCGCGGTGACACGATTCACACAAAGCCTGACAGTTGGCTTGGACATCGAGGCCACCAGCCCACAGCGGGACGATATGGTCGCGCACGGTGGCCACCTCGACGTGACACTGCACACAGAACGGTTGTTGTCGAAAGAGCGCATGGCGCATCCGCACGCGGGCCCGACCGCGTTCTCGAGCGAGACGAGGGCCACGGTGTTCGGTGCAGCCCGGCCGGCCACACGTGGCGCACGCGCGCGGCGGGGCCATCGGCATCTAGGAAATCCTCACCGTTTCGAGTTCGCGCCGCAGTTCAGCGCCTTTCATCGTGGCTTTCCCACATAACGGACACGGTGCGCCGGTCATCAACTTCCAGCGCGGCACGCCGTCGTCGTGACCGTGATCGATCTTCGTGACGGGAAAATGCGCTTCTTCGAGGGCGGCGAGGTCGCGTCGGATCGTTCGCTGGCAGACGCCGGTCTGTTCAGCCAACCAACGAAGCGTCACCCAGCCACACGACCGCAACAGCGCCAGGAGCTCAAGCTGACGCCGAAGCAATCGCCCGCGCCTTTCACCGGCCATCGACATGTCAGCCCGCTGCCTGTTTGACGAACTCGGGGTGCTGGGTCTGCATATGGCGCGCGAGCTGCGAGACGGTGCGCTGACAGCAGGGACAGACACCCACGCTCACGCGGCGTTTCAGTCGGGCCGACGCCTTCCGTTCCTTGGTGAGCTGCTTATTGAGAGACGCGGTGCGTTCTTTCTCCCACGCGAGCGCCTGTTCCTTCGCGGCCAACTCCTTTCTGAGCTTCTCGGCCGTACTCTCGGTGTAGGACTGCGAATGTCCGTTCGGGCAATAAAACGATTGCTTCGTCTTGTGTAGGTTTCGTTTGAAATCATCGAGGACCGCAAAGATCACGCCGCAGTTACAACACTCGATGGTTTCAAAGGCGAGTTGCGTGTCGATGTTGACGGCGTATCCCATCACCGCACCGCGATCACTACGGCGTGCGTCCCGCTCGCCGGGAACGTGTACTCGCCGGCCGCAAACGGGACCAGCACCACGTTCGTGCGGCCAGCCCCGATCAGCGGTTGCAGGTTCATGCGGCGCGTATCACCCGTCGTCGCGAAAAACCCGACCTGTTCGCGCGGCTTGGGTTGGTACCCGTACATCGGCGCTTGCGCGAAGTACGTCAGGTTTTGCGGAATCTGTCCGGGGTTGAGGATCGGCCCGAGCGTCAGGTAATCGTGCAAGCCTTCCTTGATCGGGAGCACGTACCACGTCCCGCCGATCCGTTCGGCGATCCACAGCGTGTGATTGATCGGCCCTTCCCAGCCGGGCGGGACGACGCCGGGCCACGTGTCGCGCCCGGGAAAATTCATGGCGAACCCTTGGCCGTCGGGCCCGACATCCTTCAGCGAGATCAGCGACATCGACGCCAGAATCGGCAGATGCGCGACGGGCGGACAATCGCCGGACGCGACGATGGCCGCGGACAAGTCGATGGCATCGGCGCCCGTCGACGGCGGTAACGGTTCGGGCCCGGGTTCCGGTGTGGGCGGCGCGGCGGCGGCCGCGAACGGGATCAGCGCGAGCGTGACCGTCACGTTGGACGTCCCGTCGAACGGGACCGGGTTGCTGGTGCCGTTCTGCGCGGTCGCCTGCACCATGATCGGCGACGCGAGCGGCGGGCCGCTGTAGAAGTTCACCGCGCCGTTGCCGCCCGTGCGCCGTGGGTTGGGGTTGATCTCGATCCCGGGTTGCGCCCAGTCGAGCGCGCTGAACGTGTTGATCAGCACGAGCTCGTTGGCGACGGGTTGGCCGGTCTGCGCGAGCACGACGACGTCAAGGGTGGCCATTTAGTAGGCCTCCGCACGGGTAGACGTGTGAGCGCCTAACGCGTCGACAATCGCTTTAAAGAGCGCGTCCTTGGTCCTCTGGGCTTCTGGCAACTGCTCGTATGGCACGAGGCAGTTGTGAATTTTGGCGGCGCGATCGATCGCCGGTCCGTACGTCCATCCCTGCGCGCGGCGCTCTGTGCACCAGGACGCGTGCAGGTCGGCCTTTGAGGCACCGGCGAGCGCTGCCTTTGCGCCGATGATCGACGACTGCCGATACTGCTCCTCGAGGGCGTCCCAGTGCGGCAGCGCCGGATCGCCGACGACGACGCAGTACGCCGTATTGGCTTCGTGACATACGCGCGCGATCTGTTCTGGTGTCATAGCTGTGCCTTTCAGGTTAGGGAAATTGATGCAGCGGAATCGCCCGCATCGGCGGCGGCAGGAAGGGCCACATCCGCTCGAGACGCTGCACGTACTCCGGGGTGCCTCGCACGTCGCACACGGCGGCAATCGCGCCCGCCTTCATCTCGGCCACGGTCAACCGGCGTCGCAAGTGCACGGCCTTGTCGCCCACTTCTCGCCACTCGCCGAGCGAAGGATCGCCGACGCCGCGGAGCTCGTGCTCGGCGATCTCCCAGAGCGTCGACAGCACGAAGGGCACGGACGTATACCGCGGACTGACTGAGGCGTGCCACACGGGCCCGCCGAATCCCGCCTCGAGTCATTCGTAGCCGCTGTTCACCGTCACGATCACCGAGAACAAGCCACCCGGCCGCAGGCGCGCGAACCGCGGGTGTAGCGTTTCCGTGGCGAGCCGACAGTGAAAGTCGAGCGCGGTTCGTTGATGCTTGTTCATTGCGATCTCTTCTTCGGTTTCGGACGACGCTCGTCGATCACGTTTGGATGCAATGGCGACGTCGAGAGCCAGACTTCGAGCGCGCGACCGCAGCGTAGACAAAGATCCGCGCGCGCCGTGACCGTGCCGTTGCCCTGGTGGTCGGCGTCGCCGACGACGGACACCGCCGCCGACTTATGGCCGGTAATGTCGACGCCGCAGCGGTCGCAAAACTGTTTCGTCACGCGCGTGAGCCTCCGCGTCGCGATCGCCGCGCCGCACACAGCCGGCACAACCATCGATACGCATAGACGCGCCGCACGCACGTCAACACCAGCGTCAACGAGCGGCCCTGCGGCGCCTTGCCGCAGTGGTCGCACACGCGCGCGTACGAGGTGCGCGGCATCAGCACGCCACCTGGAAGGCGTGGACGACCGGGCGCCATTCGCCCTGCCACTCCGCGTGACACTCCGACACGAACAGCGTCCGCGACGCCGGCTCGAACCACGCGCCGCCAAACGCGCAGAGCCCGTGCGCCACGAGTTGCGGGAACGGCGCGCCC